TTATTCTCCTAAACTAAATGTACTCCTGTAGTGTTTGCCACATACTGTTTTGCCATTTCGCTATCAGTTTTATGCACAAACAACACTGCATTCTTATTTAGTTTGATTTTAGCGTCCTGTGGAATGGTAAATGCAAATGGTGCTAGACCCATACCTTGTTGAGTTGCCATCAACGCCAGAGGTTTTTCTAACGTAATACTGGCGACATCTTCTTCTTTAAACCGTGCAACAATTTCGTCACCTCCGGTGGTTTTAACTGTTACTGTATCATTTATTTTGTATGGTGATTCAACTAACATTACAATGTGTATCCTGTTCCTGTATATCCTGTTTCTTCTATATATTTTAAAAACTGTTCGTAGCCGCCAACTTTAACACCATTAACAACTATTTGTGGAAATGTTCTTGCTTCTGGAAACTCTGCAAGAACGTCTTCTCTTTCAAAGTCCTTGCCAAGTTCTCTATATTCAAACTGATAGCTATACTTTTCGCATAGTGCTTTTGCTTTTGTGCATGACGGACATGCAGGTTTACCCCAAATATATATCATAGTGAGAATCCTTTAAATGTGTCTGTGCTCACATCTTGTTTGGTACCACCTGATACATATGATGTGATTTCTGTCTCTTGCGGTGCCACTTGAACGTCTGCACCTGAGATCCATTTCTGTGTCCAAGGCAACGGATTGTTCTTAACATCATTATATGGAGATTTTAATCCAACATTTGTCATTCTGCGAGTTGCAATCCACTCCACATAGTCACATAGAAGTTGTGTGTTAAGTCCAATCATTGAGCCATCTTTGAACAAATATTCTGCCCATGATTTTTCTTGATCAACTGCGTCAACAAACATCTGTATACACTCTGCTTCTGTTTCCTCTGCAATCTTTGCATAGTCAGGATCGTCTTTCTTGAGGATCTTAAGCAACATCTGTGTGCTTGCTAGGTGTAGATTTTCATCACGAGCAATAAGTTTAATAATCTTTGCATTGCCTTCCATTTTCTTTAGTTCTGCAAATGCCCATGAGCAAGCAAACGAAACATAGAAGCGAACACCTTCAAGGATGTTCACGCTCATTAGTGTAAGCCAAATACGTTTTTTAAGTTCGTACAGATCAACAATAACTTTCTTACCATTTACTGTGTGTGTACCGGCACCTAACAGATTATAGTAAGCAGACATCTCGATTAGTTCATCGTAGTATTTTGAAATGTCTCCTGCACAATCTACAATCTCTTCAATGTTTAATAATTCGTCAAAGATTTTGCTTGGGTTGCTGTAAACATTACGGATAATATGTGTATAGCTACGTGAATGAATAGTTTCAGAGAACGTCCAAGTTTGAATCCAGTTTTCTAGTTCTGGCAGTGATACAACAGGACCAAATGCTTCTACTGGAGCACGACCTTGCACACTGTCTAGTAGGATTTGACGCTTTAGATTGCTAGTAAAAATATGCTGTTCGTGATCAGTTAAACTTTTAAAATCCTTTGCGTCTTTGTAGATATCAACTTCCTCAGGACGCCAAAAGAATCCAAGTTGTTTATCAGTTAATCCATCAAAGCTCTTGTACTTCAATGTGTCATATCTTTGGATAGTAGGACCTCCTGTTGGATCAAGAAATGCTAATACCTTTGTGTGGTCGGCACGATTGCCAGTATCAAAAACGCTCATGTGTGTATCCTTTTCTATATAATAATCGGATCTAGTCCGTTTGTCAACCTTATATCATACATGCTTCACATGCTTCATCTTCGATAACAGGATCTAACTCTTTTTCTTCAACTAACTTGCTAACATCAAGCTCGCCTTGGCCGTCATGTGTATTAAAATAGTAAAGCTGTTTGCCACCATACTTATAAAACATCAACATGTGCTGTAGCATTACACTCATTGGAATCTTTTCGTCTTCAAAAAATACAGGATTATAACTGGTATTTACACTTATACCTTGATCAATATATTTTTGCAACACTGCCATGATTTTCAAATAACCTTCTGGGCTGCGTTGATCCCATAGCAAATCGTACTTGTTCTTAAGACGCTTAAACTCAGGTACTACTTGTTTTAGTACACCGTGCTTGCTTTGTTTTACGCTTATTAGACTGCGTGGAGGCTCAATGCCATTTGTTGCGTTGGCAATCTGTGCGCTAGTTTCACTTGGCATAAGTGCCATAAGTGTGCTGTTGCGAATACCTGTATCTTTAAGTTGCTTACGCAATCCTTTCCAGTCCATACGCTCTTGATGTTTTACAAGTTCGTCTACATCCTTTTTGTATGTTTGATTAGGTGTGATACCATGTCCATACTTTGTTTCCATTACACCCGAGATTGCGCCTTGCTCTGCTGCTAGGTCTGCACTGGCTTTGATCAAATAATAACTCCATGCTTCAGCATATTCATCAACTAACTGTAGTCCCGCACTGCTAATGTTTTGATACGTTAAATCGTGTTTTGCCATCCAATATGCAAAGTTAATAATACCAACGCCGATAGGACGGCGTTTTTCTGTAGAAAGTCTCGCAGCAAGGATTGGATAGTTTTGATAACTTAGTAATGCATCTAGGCCACGCACTGCAAGAGTACATGCTTTTTCAAAGTCTGCAGGTGTGCGAACATTTCCCCAGTTAATGGCGGAAAGGGTGCATAGGCTGATTTCGCCCTCCGGATCGTTTAGATCGTTAAGTGGCTTGGTTGGCAAATCAATCTCTGCGCAAAGGTTTGACTGACGTATAGGTGCAACATCTGGTAGGAATGCGCCGTGGTCATTTGCATTGTCTACATTTTGTAGATAGATACGACCTGTGTTTTTACGCTCTTCCATGAACGAGCTAAACAACTGTGCAGCAGGAATAGTTTTTTTACGGATACGAGTATTGCGTTCTGCTGTTTCATATAGCTCACGGAAACGATCTTGGTTGGCAAAGAATGCTTCATATAATCCTGGCACATCATTAGGAGAAAAAAGAGTTATGTCGCCGCCGCTGATAAGCCTTTCATACATTAGTTTGTTAAACTGTACACCATAGTCCATGTGACGCACACGGTTTTCTTCAGTGCCTTTGTTGTTCTTTAGCACCAGCATTTCTTCAGCTTCTAAGTGCCAAATAGGATAGTAGATAGTTGCTGCTCCGCCACGTACACCGCCTTGTGAGCATGACTTTGTTGCTGCTTGGAACATTTTGTAGAAAGGAATAATGCCTGTGTGATAAGCATCGCCTTTGCGTATTGGGCTACCAATAGCACGAATAGCACCTCCGCCAATACCAATACCTGCTTTTTGACTTACATACTTAACAATACTGCTGCTAGTAGCGTTGATACTATCAAGACTGTCATCTGATTCAATAAGTACGCAACTACTAAACTGACGCTGTGGCGTCCTTACGCCGGCCATAACAGGAGTGGGTAGACTAATATCATGTAAACTAATAGCGTCATAATAATCTTTTACCCATTTTAATCTTGTCTCCTTTGGGTAACCTTGGAATAAGGTTGCAGCAATCAGCACATAGCACATCTGTGGTGTTTCAAATATTTCACCTGTGACTCTGTTCTGACACAAGTACTTGCCACGCAACTGCTCCATAGCAACATAGGTCAAGTTCTCATCACGCTCGTGTTTTACAAAGCTGTTGATCTTTTCCCACTCGTCATCGTCATAATATGTAATCAGCTCTGGGTCATAAAACCCACGTTCTGTGTTACGCTCTACCAGTTCTTTTACAGTGCATGGCTCATAGCCATTGTAAACTTCTTTACGTAGTGCATAGTTTATTAACCTACCACCTACAAACTGATAGTTAGGTGTTTCTTCTGAAATGAGATCTGCTGCTGCTTTTATAAGTGTTTCTTGGATTTCACTAGTCTTCATACCATTAAAGAACTGAATCTGACTCTTGATTTCTACCTCGCTTGGACTAACTCCTGTAACATCTTCACATGCATAAAAAACAACTTTGTGTAACTTTTCAATGTCGAGGGCTTCTTTGCGTCCATCACGCTTGGTAACTTGAATCATATTATTATCCTTTTTTTTTATTACGTACTTATGATTAAAG